AGGTCGCCGAGTTCACATAGACCTTGACCGCACTGGTATCAACCAGGTTGCCCCCGGTGCGCTGCCAGCCGCAGAAACCCACCTGGCCGTTTAATGCAAAGGCCGAGTCATCAAAGCGGCGCAGCGAAGTGCTGTTGGCCACATCACGGATGATGTATTGGCTAAAGTCACCAAAGGCAATCGAGCGCGCATTGGCCGCCATGACCGCCATGTCGTTGTTGACGGTGTAGGCATAGCCGCAAATCGTGCCGGGAATGCCGTCGGCGATACCCTCGTTGTCACCCGGGTTCCAGATCGGGCGCCCGGTGGTGTCTTTGAGCTTGCGTAGCACCGCCAAACTGAGGTCGTTGAGCATGAAGCGCGAGCCCGGAGTACGGTAGGCCACGTTAACGGAGTGAATCAAATCCACCAAGTCGTCGTAGGTCACGCTCAAGGTTTGCCCCGTCAGGCCGGTTTTACCGATCCCCGCGCGGGTGATGGCGCCGGCCGGTTGCGACACCCCGGTGCCCACCGTGTAGTGGCTGTTGGTGATGCGCGCCAAGCGGGTAGCTAAACGGTTGGTGACAAAGGCCACTACGTCGATCACGCTGTCCTGGATCAACTCGACCGGCAGGGCAATCTTCTTACTCGAGTACTTGTAGGGGTTCACAGCCACGGTACCAAAGCTGATGTCCAGGGCAGAGGCGCCAATGTTCTCCGCCACGATCTCGCCGACTTCCGCGGTACCGTCAGAAGCCGGGAAGTTCAGAGCATTGCCACCGGCGGTGCTGATGATTTGCGCCACTTCGCGCATGCCACCGTAGGCTTTCATCTGGTCGATTACCAGCGCGGCAATCTCACTGGGCACCGTGTAGCCACCTTCGGCCGGGGTGGTGGTCGACATGGCGTTGCGAATAGCCAGCGCCTGCTCGGCATTCACATTGTGGCCATGGCGCAGATACAGTGCAGTCGCCGCTACTGCGTCTAAGCCCTCGCCATCCTCCCGGTTGGCACGCTGGGGCGCTGCGTTCTCGAAGAACTTGTCGGCTTCCAGCTCGCGCAGGGCTTCGGTAGCGCGGATCTGGCCTTTAACCAATTCGATCTCATTGGCGTAATTGTCAAACTGGGTCTGGTCCTGGGCGCTCCAGGTCTGGGCACCCTTCTCGGCCAGTAAATGCTTGGCTTGTTGGGCGAGCAGGGCAATTTTTTCTCGCTGGGCTTGAAGGTTTGTCATGGGGGTGGGTCCAATAAAAAAGGGACTCAACAGAGTCCCTAGGGGTTGGCAGTGACCGACTGCGGGCGGAGTTTTCAGTAATCAGGGATGCCGGGTCAGGTCAGAGCAGTTCCAGCAGGCGGGTGCGATTGGCGTGGGACTGGGACTGGGACTGGGCCTGGGCCTCGCTGCAGGCTTGTGTTGACTGGTCCAGCGGCTCTGGGTTGTCTGAGTGGTCGTGGCTGGCTTGCAACTCGTCGCCAACCTGGAGCAGCGCTGGTGGCTCCGGTGGCGCTGGTGGTGATAATTTCTGCTGGACTTGCGGCGCCTTGGGATAGACGCTCAGGTTCCATGGCGGTGCGGCATTGCTGGGCTGGCCGGACTTGTCTGCTGTGCGCTGGGGGGTGATCTGGTCAATGAAGCCGTGGGCCAGCGCTTCTTCTGCCGTCATCCAAGTCTCAGCGTCCATCATGGCCGTGATGTCCTCGGGTGTTTTTTGAGTTTTACGCGTGTAATCATTCACGATGGCCAGCTCAACCTTTTGCAGCAAGTCCGCGGTGTCGCGCATGGCGGTTTTATCACCCCACACCGCGCCACTGGCGTTGTGGATCATGAACAAGGCACCGGGACTCATGTTGACCTCACTGCAAGCCAAGGCAATGCTGGTGGCGGCGCTGGCGCACAAGGCGTCAATGTGCGCTACGGTCTGGCCGGGGAAGCGTTGCAAGGCGGCCATGATGGCGCGGGCTTCAAATACGTCCCCGCCGGGGGAGTTGATGTACAGGTTGAGGACCGTGATGTCCCCTGCCCTTTGCGCGTGTTCAATCGCCGCAATGACCTGAGTAGCTGAGATACCCCAATCCGCGCTGATCACGTCGTACAGGTACAGCGAGGCTTGCAGCGCGCCTGCGGCATCGTTGCTGACCCGGCACAGATCGGTCTTGCTGCGGCTTTGGTTGTCGAGGTGTAGTTGATAAATCGGGTTCATGTGATTCCTAGTTCAGGATGGCAAAAAAAAGGGCATCGTCGTTGTCCAAGCGACGCCGGCGCTTGACCCGAATACGGGTTCGGTAGTCACCGCGCCATTCGTCCTGGCCCACGTTGGCAAAACCTTGCACCGCCAGCACCATGGCAGCAAAACCGAGGCCTTGCAGTGCGATCGCCAAGGGGGTGAGCGTCATTGCCGCGTCACGGTGGTCAAACTGCCCACTTGGGCGATGGCCTGGTTAATGGGTCCGGCGCTGCGCTTGTTGGCACTGACCACCAGTGGCACGGTCAAACCATGCAAGGCGGCCAAAGCTTCAATCCAACTCCCCACATCGCCCACCAAACTGGGTGCACTGCTGGTGGTGATCGTCACAACATCACTGCCGCTGACGACTTGCGCCAAACTACCGGCTGACCGGCTGGTGTCCGTCACTTGTAGCGGGTGGTTGTTCACCAGACCATGCAAGAGCGCCAATTGGTAGACCAGGTTGGCTTGATTCGGGGTCACGCTGTAACTGCTAGCCTGCACCGCACCTAAGGCGTCTGAACTGCTGTCGATGTTGTGCTCGCTTTGACCGGCAATCACCAGCGCAAGCGAACCCTCCCCCAGCATCGCATCCAAGGGCTGCACTTGATAGGCTTGAACAGGAAGCGCACCACTGGCAACACTGCTCATGGCGGTGCTCCCTGATGCCGCACCACTGACCTGCACGATGGCAGTCGCCCGGCTGGCCCACTCAAGCGTCGCGCTCTGCGTGCCCTGCAGCAGCAACTGGCCTGCCACCTCCCCCATTTGGGCGATGCCCGTCGCACTGTGGCCCACCAGGCTGAGGGCGCCGACTGCCACTTGGTTGGTGGAGATGCTGCTGAACGCACTGCCCTGCAAGGCCACTTTTGCTGCGGCTACGCTGGTCTGGCTGCTGGTGGTCGACTGTGTTGCTTCAATGACCTCTACGCCAGCGCCCGCACTGACCACCGCCACACTGTGGCTGGCGACCCCAGACAGCGACACGAGCCCCAAGGAGGTGCTGTGTTGGCTAAGGCTGCTTGCTGCCGTGGCGTTTAAGGCCACAAGTCCAGCAGCACTGCTGACTTGGCGGGTGGTGCTGCTGGCTGTACCCAGCAAAGGCACCGGACCCACCAGGCCGAGCGCTGACGCGGTTTGACTTGCGGTGTAGGCTGCATAGCCCGACAAGCTCACTTGGCCACTGCCCAGGCTGGCTTGCAACAGGGTCTGCGTTGCCTGAGCAATCACTGCTACATGGGCATGTCCAATACTGCTTTGCGTCGTGGTGGTGCTGGCTGTGCCCACCACGGGTAATGCGGCAACCGTGCCAAAAGCCAGGCTGCTTTGCACGGTACTGTGTGAACTGGTTCCACTAAGACCAAGCAGGCCCAAGGCCACACTCGCTTGCGTGGTACTTTGCGCGCTGGTGCCGCTAAGCCCAAGCAAGCCCAGTGATGAACTGCTTTGCGTCACATGATGGGCAGCGGTTCCCAACAGTGGTAGTACGCCTACACCTGTGCTGCTCTGACTCAAGGCCACCGCAGCAGTTGCGGTCAAGCTTAATTGGCCGACCCCAATGCTGCTTTGAGTGGCGCTGTGGGCAGAGATTCCTGTGCTAGACGCAGCTGCTGCCACATTGAACACCAGCCAGCTGACTTTGACCTCGATGGGCACCACGCCCAGCGCCACACTGCTTGGGCTGGTGCTGTGGCTGGCCTGCCCCGCAATCGCCACACGGGCCAGCGCCGTGCTGCTGGTACTGATGCTGGAAACACCCGCGCCATTTAGGGCCGTTGCCGAGGCCTCAAACGCATCCGACTCAAAGGCGCCACTCTCAAACGTGGCACTCATCAGTAATCGGTCTCGATGTAGGCGTTGATCACATCAAGCGAGACCGCCAGCGCGGTGGCGTTGTTGCAGCGCCAAAGGCGCGGCGCCAACAAGGTGGTGTTGGCAGGGGTCTGTAGCCCTGGGGTGGCAGGTGTGAGCGTGCCCCCGATGCTCGTGCCCGTGTCAATGCGCTCAAGCTGGTAGCTGACCTCACCGTTGCTGTTGGGTGGGCACCACAGCATCAAGTCATAGGGCACGCTGGGGTTGGCCGGTGGGAAGTCAGTGCCCAAAGCAATGGCGGTTTGGGCCGCACTGCCGCCACAGACCAGATACAACTGGGTGGCATCGGTGCTCAGTTGCGCCACACCAAAACTATTGAGCAAGGAAGATGGATCGACATTAGTGGGCACCGCAGTCGCACTGGACATACCGACAAACATTCTGGCGCCCGAGACAGTCGCCGCATCGGTGATGGCAAAGCGCACCGAGTAAAAGAAGCCACCATCGCCGCTGCCCGTGCCCGTGCTGAACTGGGCTGCAGGCGCGCGCAAGGAGCACAGCGAGCCTGCGGTGCTGGCACTGGGGTACTGGATGCGGCGCATACGGGTCAGCCGGTTGGTGGTCGCCACATTGCGCGCCGTTGGCGTGCCCACCGCCGTCCAGGCCAAAAAGCCATCCACGCCGGGCAAGGTAGCGGAGTTGCCGGACGGGTTCCAGCGCCCGGACTTTTGACGCCACAGCGAGGGTTGCAAGGCGTAATCCATGCCACTGGGGCCCACCACCGCTGCCATGACCCGGGTGTAGCCCAAGGTGCGGCCAAACAGGTTGAAGTTGCCTTGGGCCGGAACTCCTGGGGTCGCCACCGCCGGGAACGTGACCTCCGAGTCGATCACATGGTTGCTGTTCCAATTGCTCGGCTGCACCAAGGTGGCATCAGCCCCATCGGCTTTGGCACTGGCAAAGGTGTGTTTGATGGCCATGGCGTTAGGTGGAGGCTGAGGTGGAAGTGAGGATGACCGAGAGCGCGCCAGCGCCAATCATGGCGATCTGCTGCGCGGTCAAGGTTTGGGTGTACGTGGTCAGGGTACTGCTCAAGGCATGGCTCCAACTGGCTATCGGGGTGCCGTTTTGTGTCAAGGTCACGCTCAAACCATTGCCGGTGGCACTGCTGGCGCGGTAGCTGATCGTTTGCTCTGCGGTACCGGGGTAACTGGTCTCAGTCAGCAGCACTTCGCAGCTGCTCAAGGCGGTCACCGAGATAAAGTCGCCATCATTGGCCACCGCTTCATCAAGCACGCCGCTTAAGGTCGTGCCACTGCTGGGACTCCACTGGCCGGTGCGGGTGTCACTGGCGGGGCGGCCTAAGGTGGGCAAACTGACCTGGCTGGCACTGCGCCATTCCAAGCTATTTTTAGCCTTGAACAGCTGCCACGGGTTGCTACTTAAACTGCGCACTTGCGCGCTGGACAAGGCCCGGTTCCACACCGCCAGCAGCACTGGTCGGTGGTGCAAATAGGCGTAACGACCGCCGCTGTAGTTGGTGCAGCCCAGCTCGAAGTTAATCGTTGCAGAACTCGGGGCTGTTGTGCCACCCGCAAACGCATTGGGCGTGCCCAACACACCGTTTTGATAGGGCTTGATGCCTTGACTGCCCCAAGTGCCGCACAGGTTGAGCACACCGACTTGGCCGGTATAAGGCAACAGCGCTTTGTTGTTGTCCACCCAAAAGCCGTTGGATTGAAACCCTAAACCGATGTAACCCGCGTCACTTTGGCTCTGGGCGCAGGGTGTGGCCCCAGTGGCGTCCCAGTTGGGCGCATCACTGGAGAGTAAAAACAGCGTGCCGTTGGCGCTGACATACTTTTGCCGCAGGTCCAGGCTTTGGTTCAAAGCCGGGTCACCCACTTCATAGGCTTTGCCCTGCAAGGTAGTAACGGATGGGCAGGCTGGACTGCCACGCGTAACGATCCGGGTGCCATTGACCCAATCCACCGTGCCGTCGGCGCCGCAGTACAGGCTGACCAAGCCCTGGGCCAAAGGGTGGCCCCAGTCAATCGTGCCCGGGGTAGCTGGTTGGCGGGTTTGGCTAAAACGCCGAAGGGTGACGGACATGCTCAGGTGTAGTAAATTTCGCGGTACTGGGCTGACACGCTGGTCCCTAAGCTGACCCCGGCGTCATTGACCAGCACGATGCCCCACTTAGGCGGTACGCAGCCAAAGGCGTTGCTGATCTCAAACTCGCCACGAATCGTGGCGGCCACCGCCCCGGTGTTGAGTTGCACGGTGCCGAGGTAGGTCAGGTTGGTCGGCGCGCCAATGGCCGTGAGCGTTTTATCCGTGCCATCGACGTTGTCTGACTGCGTGGAAGCGCCACTGAAGGTGCTCCCATTGAGCGACTTGTAACCGTACACCACCACTTGCTTGTTGCCGGCGGGCGCGCTGGTGGTGGTCAGGACACTCACCTCCAGCATCACTTGCACCACATTGGTGGCCGTCGAAGTCGTGACCGCCGCGCTGGCTTGATTGAACCCGGCCATCATGCCGCCTGCAGTGATGGTGAGGGCCGTGGCGGGACCGTATTGCAGTGCCATCAGGGGTTACCTGCGGTGATGGTTTTGCTGGTGATGGTGATGTTCTGCCCCACCGCCACCGAGGTGTTGTCCAGGTTGAGGTCACCACCCGTGGCGATCGCCACTGAGCCTTGTTCATGGCAACTAGTGCCCGCGCTGTCGAGAATCCGGTAGTAGCCTGCGGTGCCCGCGCCACTGGCCGCCACCGTCCATGTCCCCAAAAGTGTTTTAGTACCACCAGATGCGGCAGCCATCCAATCGGTTGGTAGGCTCAACGTTGCCAACACTACACCAGTGGCGGCTGCGGCGCAGTTGGCCGGTTGGCTGCCGGTGTACAAGACCAGCTTGGCCGAGGCGCCGGTGGTGGTTTCAATCGAGTCAAGCAGGTTGTTGCGCACGGCAACCGAGTATTGGACGGTCATAGGGGTTCCTGGTTAGGTGACTTAAGTTGGCTAAGTTGGTTTCGATCGTTCAGTGGGTTGGGCTTACACATCACGCTCAATTTGCGTGGCCCGGGTGATCTGGCCTTGGCTGTCACGGATCAGGGTGGTGTCGGTCTTGCGTGTCGGCAGGCTGACCACCACCTCGGCAGGCGCCACATTGACCACTTGCGGCGCGATGTTGACTACTTGCGGTGCAATATTCACCGTCAGGGCGTCGGGTTTTTCGACCAGCACGGTGTTGTGCACGATAGGTGCGGCTTGGGCTGGCATCAGCGCTTCGACATGCACGTTGGTCTCGGGCAGGTTGACGGTGTTGTGCACCACGGGCGCGGCTTGTTCGGGCATCACGGCCTCAATATGCACGTTGGTCTCTGGCAGATTCACGGTGTTGTGCACGATGGGTGCCGCCTGCTCGGGCATCAGCGCCTGCACATGCACGTTAGTCTCAGGCACGTTGACGGTGGTGTGAACGATCGGGGCCTCGGGCGTGGGCAGCTTGTTCTCGACATGGATGGCGGGGGCAGCGATATGAAACACGGGGGCAGGTGCAGGCGCCGCATCGAGTTGCGCGCTGATTCGCACCGCTTGCACCTCGTGGGCATGGCGCATTTCACGCAGAGCGTGGGTGACGTCAGCGACCGCAGCCATGGTATTTGCCACTGCCGCCTCTTGTTGGCGGGTATCCGGGGCAACTGGCGCGGCTTGCAGGCTGCGCGGATCGAACACCTCACCAGCAGCCCCACCGAGCGGGCCCATGCCTTTGGTCTTGCGCACCTCATCGACACTCATCCAGCCCATGCCGGTGCCGGGTCCACCCAAAGCGGCGCGGTTGTAAGCAGCTTGGGCGGCTGAATCGCCTTCGATCAGGGCGTCACGGTCGAACTGGACAAAGCGCCCGGTGTTGCGCGGAAACAGTTTGCGGTTGAGCTCTTGCTCAATGCGCACCAGGTGCGGCTGCAAGGTGTAGGTGACAAAGCCACGGCTCATGGATTCAATGCCACTGCCCCACGAAGTGCTGGCACTGGTCTCGCCAATCATGTGCGGGGGCACACCAAAGGCACGGGCGATGTCGATCACCTGGAACTTGCGGGCCTCCAACAACTGGGCGTCTTGCGCCGACAAGGTGATCGGACTGGCCGTCAAGCCCTCGGTCAGCACCAGCGGGATGCGGTGCGCGTTGTCTAATCCGGCGTATTTGCTGGCAAAGGCATTCTGCAGATTGGCGATCTGCTCGGGGTTCATCTTGCCCTGGGCACTCAGAATCATGCTGGGGTGGGCGCCGTTGGCAAAGAACTTACCCGAGTAGTCGTCCATGGCCAACGCATTGCCCACCGCATTGCGCGCGGCGTAGCTGATTACCGACATCGAGTGCAGGCCGTTAAAACCAAAGCCGGGGAAGTGCAAGAGGTCAGCGCCGTCGAGCCAGGTGTTGATGCCGTAATCCGGCAGGCTCAGGTAATAGCGTACCGAGCCGTCCGTCTGGCGCACTGGGCTGACCGAGGCATGGGGCAAGGGCAGCAACTCGCGCACGCTGCCATTCATAGACCGGCGAATCCAGGTGTAGGCGTCCCCGCGCAGCAACTGCCCCATCGAGACCCCCTCCCAGTGGCTGGCCGCGGTGAACTGGCTGCTGGGCTGCTCGTTGAGTTTGTACCAGAGCTCATCACGCGCCAAGCGCGCCTTGATGTCGCCATCGGTGCGGTACTGGTGCAGCGGCAAGGTGGCAATGGCCCCGGCAATCTTTTGCACACAGGCAAAGACAGCGGCGACCCGCATGGCACTGAGTGCAGTCACTGGCATACCGGCACTGGCGGCACTACTCATGCCCGTGCCAAAGCTGTCCATGACGTCTTGACTGTAGGTCGCGTTTTGGGGACGCACCTCCCCCGCCCCACCGAAACCCAAAGTTTGTGCGAGGCGTTGCAGGAGGTTCATGGAGGATGGGGTGGATGATTAGAAGGAAGACGACGGTAAAAAATAACTGATTAACTTGGTTTTACAAAAGGACAAAGCCTTGTTCGATGTCGGTGTGCTGGGCTTGCTGGTGCATGACGCCCACGGCCATGGCCAAGGCAACTGCGCCGTCAATGCGCCCGGTGGCTTTGGCTTTGTTCATTTTTCTGTTGCCTGCGCCATCGCGCTCAATGCGGGCGTTGGCCATACACATGGTGAGCACCGGGTGCGCGCCATGGGCGAGTTGTTCGTTCAGCAGCAGCTCTTCGAGCCGGTCAATAGCCGGGGCCATGTCTTTGAAGCCTTGGCCAAAGGGCAGCAGCGGCAAGTCCAGCCCAATCTCGTCGAGCTCTTTCTTGAGTAAATCAAAGCGCCAGCGGTCAAAGCCCAGGGCGGCTACTTCGCAGTCACTGAGCAGCTCCGCCATGTCACGCGCCACGGCCTCGTAATCAACGGCTGCCCCCGGGATGGCACGAATCAAACCTTGGGACTCCCACACGTCATAAGGGGCGCGGTCGCGTTTGGCACGCTCATGCAGACCTTTGGCCGGGGTCCAGAAGATGGACTTGACGTGCCACTTGTCCCTAAAAGCGATCATCACCAGGGCGGTCAGGTCGGTCTTGGCTGACAAGTCCAGGCCGACATAGACTGGTTCTTCGTAAAACACCCGGTCATCGGGTTCAGCACTGTTGAGCAGCCAGATGCTGCGTGAGATAAAGGGTGCCATCATCTCCACCCGCTGGTTAAGCACGAGGTTTCGAAAGGTCGGCTCAAAGGACGGCATGCGTTGGGCCCGCTCGGCTTGTTCTTGGACATCAGCCAAACTGCGAAACTTGCCCAAGGCCGGGTTGGCGGCGCGCCAGGCGCTGGCATCCGTCAAGGCGCAGTCCTTGGCCCCTTCAAACAGGTGCGACACGATGCGCGGGTCTTGCGAGGCCTTGGCGTCATCGAGCCACAGGCTGAGCAAGTCACCATCGTTGGGCGCTTGGGTGCTGATCACCATCAGCAAAGGACCGGCATGGGCGCCTTGGGAGGTGGTGATGGCATCGACAAAGTCAGACTGGGGCCCACGCACCTGGCCGAGCTCATCGAGGATCGCCAGCACCGGGGACAGGCCGTGGGCGGTCTTGCCTTCCGCACTGATGGCGCGGTACTCGGTGTTCAAGGGGATGCCGATGAGCTTCTTGCTGCTGGGCACCTCCCGGATGATGGCGCGCAAGGCGGGTGACTGCGCCACCATCTTGCTGGCCAGGTCATAGACGATGG